GATATATCTGTTCCGGGGGTAGCATTAGGTGCAGATTGATCTGTACCAAAACCCATAATACCAGTCAAGTTAGCACTTGTACTTGGTGGGTTTGCGTAACCTGCCGGGCCAATAGAAGTGTTAGTAGTTGGGCTTTCTGTAATACCAGTAATAGCTTCATCTTGTCCCGTAAATGCACCTCGTGCAGCAGCAGCTTGGTTTGCAACAGACTGTGCAACTTGTGCAGACACATCTTTACCGCCAGTTAACTGCCCCGGTACGTTTGAATCAATGCCCATAATACCTTCATCCAAACTTGGATTGTTTAGTGCTGCGTCAAGCATAGCTTCTGTTTGTTTGCCTGCAATGTCCTGCGCTTCAACGTCAGCCATAATACTCTCAAGACCAGCCATGCCTACTTGCGAAGGTGCAGTAGGTGCAGTAGAAGGAGAACCAACAGGTTGGCCCATTACCGTGTCATCGTCTGCAAAGTTAAACGACGAAGGTACATCTTCATCATCAATAGTGGTTTCTGTTACTGGAGCTACAGGAGCACCTTTTACTGGAGCTTCTTCTTCTTCGGCAAGTTTATCAATTGTTTTTTGTACATCTTCATTAATAGCTCTACGAGCTTTTTCTTTTTCTGCTCTGTTTGCGTTAGCTCTGGCAAGACCTCTAACAGCAAGACCCATAAGTGGACTACCCAAAAGAGAAGCTACAGTGGATACAGCCTTAGTGCCTAGCTTATCGGGAGCTGCAATCATTGCATCTAATTCAGCATCTGACAATTCTGTAATGTCAAAGTCAGAAGGTTCTGGATCAGGACCACCACCAAACTCTGCTGGTCTAAATGGATTAAGCTGTTGTTGTGTTGCCTGTTGTTGAGAACCTGTAGTAGGAGTAGTCACATCTGATCCTGTGATTGACTCACCTTCCGCAAGCGCACGATAACCGTCTGGAATAGGATAAATAGGCACGCCATTGACGTGAGGAATGACCATAGTGTTACCAGATCCATCCACATAAGTAACCATAGTCATACCACTAGACATGCCAGACAAAGGAGACTGGTTGCCTTTACGAACAGGTACAGGAGCAATAGGTAGTGGTTTTGGTGTACCACCTTCTGCAAACTCTTGTGGCTCAGCTACAATAACAATATCGTCAATACCAAAGGGAATATCATCAGGCATAGTAGCTTCATCACTGTTGCCCATTTGGCCCATAGCTTCCATTTGCTTCAAGCCCATCTTGGCATTCTGCCGTAGTTCCATTAGCTTTTCAAGACCATAGTAACGTACAACATCAGCAGGGAAAACAAATTCACCTTCGCTCAATCTTGCTGGAATATCGTCACGCACTTCTTTACGGGTGCTGCCCGGAGGTACGTCATTGCCCGATACTTCATCTACCATGCCGCCTTCATCCATAAGGCCACCATCTTCAAACATTTCCATCTGTTTGTTCATTGGTACTTTACCACCTTCTGCAAAACCAATTGGATTGTCAGCCGTAGGATTAATGTTCATGCCCATCTTTTTACCAGCAAGTTGTGCGCCAGCAAGCCCAAGCTTAGCTACAGCTTTGCCTACGTCCATCATAGAGGTGCCCGTATCTTCTTGTTCTATTTCAGGACGACGAGATCTAAACTCAGGCATAGGCTCTTCGTCACTAAACATCTTATCACTACGACCACGGGCATAGGTATCTGCTTGGTCTGGTGATTCAAAGATAGGAAGCTTTTCACCTGTCACAAAATCGACAGGACCATTACGCTTTACGTATTCATAAATCTGTTCTTCTGTATACTGAGAGCCATCTCTGCCAACAGAAGGCATAACAACAAACCCATCGCCATACGGAACAGTAACAGTTTTTTCAGAGTAAACTTCTCCACTCTGCTCATCTTTCCATACAGGACGATTGTACTTAGTCATTTCGCCTGTTTGGCTACGAGGTCTGGCAACGGGTCTGAGTGATTTATCCATGTTTTAAAACTTCTTCTCTAAGTTTCTGAAGCCTACGAAGCTGGTAGATAGCACCTTGTGATCTTCTGATTACATCAATGTTATCTGCCTGCTCCATAGTTCTGTGGTTTTGGGCGATAAGTGTGTCCAGATACTTGCTGAACTTATCCCATTGGGCTTGGTTGTTGACCAGCCCCTTGAGCTGGCTCAACTGCTCCTTGTGGTCCATTTGCACTGAATCCTTGTTCTTGCGGGTTTGCTACAGCACCAGTACCAATAGTACCACCACCAGCACCCGTCATATCCATGGCGTCAGCACCTGCTGGTGCAGCACCTTGGGTAGCTTTATCGGGCGCAAAGCCTTTCATAAGCTCTGCTTGGATTGCAGCCTCACTAATATCGTTGGTCACTTTATCAGGATCAAGGTCAAGAGACTTAGCAATCTCTCTAATAATATACTGGAATTTAGCAAAGGGTGCAAGTGCAGGATTACTTGCAACTTGAAGAAACTGCATCAAACGCTGACTACGTACTTCATTAGCCATCAAGCTTTCAGTACCACGTGCCTTAACTTCTAAGTCGCCTTTAATCTCAGGGTCAAAGTCAAACTGCATATTAAAGCGGAACAGACCTTCACCCAAAGGACGTAGCAGATAATCGTCTACGTTTTTAATAATGCCTTTAATGTTACCGCTTGCAGCACCCATAAGCATACTGATACCGCTGGCAGTTCTACCTACACCGCTAACACCTGTCTGTCCATGAGCAAAGCTGGGGAAGCCTGTGCTTTCGTCAGCAAGTACACGAGCCTTATCAAATAGCTGTAGGTTCTCTTGTGCAACATTAGGGAACTTAGTACCAAAGATAGCTTGACCCGGTGCCCCACCCTGTCGGCGGAATACTTTGCCGGGATACACGGAGAGGTCTTGTCCGGGGACGAGGTTAGTCTCGTCTACTTCAATAAGCAGATTACCAGATAGTACGGCATTGTCTACCGCCATACGCATAAAACCATTCATCAGGGTTTGCGTATCATCCATGTTTTCTGCAATACCAATACCAAAGAAGCTATACGGATTAAGTTCATATGGTGCCGCCATGTAAGGAATACGTGCAGGCTTAAAAGGATTCATAACCATACGAAGAAGCTTGCCGTTGCAAACCCAAACGTTAGCTTGCAGTTCATCTACATCTTGCAACTCTCTGGGAATATCTACGCCATATTCCAAGAGCATTTCAACATCTACCATGCCCCAATACTCTAGTACTTCAAAGCGATCAATGCCGTGATCGGGTGCATAATCTGATAGATCATCTTCCCAGTATTTCTTAACGTAGTTTTCGCCAATAGCAATAACTTCATCAATAACAGAAGAACGGAAGTAAGGACGCTTCTTAAGCGCACGCAGTTGCGACCGAGACATCTTATGGCGTTCAATCACATACTGCGCTTCATCCATGTTATTTGCGTCAGGGTCAGGATAAAAATTCCAAACAGAAACATGGGAAACTTGCGGGACGGTTTTAAATACGGGAGAGTATTCACCATCTTCATCCCAGTTAGGATATTCTTTATCTACAGCAAACGGACCTTTCATTACGCCCGTACCAAACAAAGACATTTCAAACGCAGTACTACGAAGATGCTTAGAGGCATTAGATTCTTCTAATTGATCTTGAATTTTCTTTTGCATCTTTTTAGCTGCAATCATTGCAGGACTAAACGTCACAGCCGTAGCAGTAGTACCCGGACCTTTCTTGACGCCAGAAATGTCTTTTAGTTTATCTGCAAGATCACCAATGCTTTCACGCAAGGTTCTTGCAGTTGCACCTTTAGGCAATTCTCTGCCATCATCGGGATAACCATACGGGCTAATCAGATCATCCATCTGACTATTACGTAGTTGTTCTGGTTCTTTTGGATCAAAGTGAATATCCGCAACTACACCGTCAGGTAGTTCAGTAGGATCTACAGTAAGAGGAAATTTGTTATTGGCAAACAGCACATCCACAATCTGACTGTATGCTGCAAGTGTTTTAGTTTTGGTTACTTTAATGAAGACACGAGATTTCTCTGCGTCGGTAAACTGTACGTCAGGACCGTAGATGCCACGATAGTTACGATAGGCACGCAACCATCTTTCTTCATCTTGAAGTCTAATGTCTTCAGAACGACTGTATCGTTCCATAATAAATGGAATAATCTTTCCGGTATCTGCATCGTCCACAGTAGAATCATCTGTATCTTCTAGGACAATTGCATCATCCTCAATGAATACGTCGTTATCATTTTCCATTTATTTTACCTTTAGTAGCCAAACACTGAATCTGCCATCCGCATACCGCTAGATGGTGTTCCTTTAGGATCGTAGTCAAATATGCTGAAACGGGGTCTAGACATTATACCGTATCTCAATGCATCGTACAAGTGATCTTCAGATGTAGTGTCAATATCTTCCGGGTTCTTCTTATCAATAGGAAGTGCAGGAAGCTGTGCAACAGTATTTACACATGTGTTAAAGAATACCAAACGAGGTTCATTAGTAAACTCATCAATCTGTAATCTGCGATGTATCTCGTTTTTACCAGCTACACGTGACCCTCTACTTCTATCAGAAGGACGCCAACGACAGCCACGCATAATCATTTGTTCTGCTAGACTTGGGCCAGTATCTCCCCGCTTGTGCCAAAGAGAAGAGTCAAGTACACCATACTTAATGTTACCATCTTCTGCTTCTAGATCCAGAATCATATCAGCTAGATCTGTCGCAAGCACTTTACTGCAGTACAATTCCCTATAAACAATTAACTGCTCACTAGGGCTAACAGCAAACCAAAGTACGCCACTATAAGAACCGTAACCATAATCTGCGGCTCTAAACTTTACCCAGTTAGATGGAATCTTAAACGGTTCGATTACGTGTTTAGTTCTATCAAACTCAGTAAAGGCTGCGCCTTCTTTAATGTCCCAGTCACCTTCTAGCAACTGTCTTCTTTGTTGCTCAGGCAATGACAGAAGCATAGCTTCGTAATCACCTTGCTCTGCTAGGTAAGGGTTGTCACTCAATCGTGCAGGAATAAATCTGCGCTTGAATAGGGACTTGCCTGCCTTACTGTGTCCCGCTGGGTAACGAAGTACTTCACCTGTTTCAATGTCAGTAGCTTCAAAAGACTTGCCTGCTGGCGCAGGATCAATGAACATCTTCTTTACCCAGTGATGTCCTCTACCTCCGGGGTTAGTAGTAGCCCGCATAAAGATAGGGAGATCGGGTGCAGTGGACCGTAGACGTGACCGCATGTAATTCCATGCATATG